GATCCACCAAGCGCAGCACCCGCTGCCGACAAAAGAATGGTCGCCATCACATCACCTCTTCACCAACTGCGTCACTGTCTGCATCGCCCTCGCCGCGCGTGCTGCTGCACCCCGCAGGCGCCTGCATCGGAAAGGCAAAGCGCGCCACGATCCGCCGCTGCCAGGGCCTGCTGAGCGCGGTTTCCACCACACCGTGGCCGCAATAGGCGTGGATGAACCGCGCGGGCGCATCGACGGCGGTCTGGATCGCCACATGTTTGGCCACTGCACCCGCGCGCATGCGAAACAGGATCACATCGCCGATCGCCGCCGCCTCACGCGGTTTCGGCGCAAGATGGCGCAAAGCCGCCTGCCACAGCGCCTCTTGACCCTGTGGTTCGGACCAATCCATCGTGTAGGCGGGCGGCTGCTCGGGCTCTGTTCCGTAGCAGCTGCGCCAGACCCCCCGGATCAGCCCCAGACAGTCGCACCCGGCCCCCAGCGCAGAGGCCTGATGCACATAAGGCGTGCCAAGCCATTGGCGCGCAGCCGCGACGATAGTGTCACCTGTTGGCTGGCTCATCTGCGGCTCCCTCCGGTGTTGCTGCCGCTCTGGCGCGGCACGCTCATCACCCAGTCCTCGCCCGGAATGTCGGGAAACCCCTGAAAGTTCGTGACATTGTCAAATCGCGCCCTGCAGGTGGCAAACCGCTTGTCGCAGCCTGCCGTCAGGCGGATCGCGTCTCCGGGCCTCAGCGCGGCGCGGATCGGCTCCCACAGGGTGAGACGACGGTGGCTGTCCTGGGGGTCAGGCGCGGTGATCGCATCCCCAAGACTGCCTGCCACGGTTTGATCGCTCTTGATCATCGCCCAGAGCCCACGGGCCTCGCCGCTCAGCACATCAAGGCGCCCGCCTGCAAACCAGCCCGGTTCAAACCCCAAAAGCGCTGCAAACGTCAGAAACTGCGCATCCTCAAGACCCGCAACCGTCGTCTCCAGCCGATACCCCGGCGTGCTGAGATCAAAGCCACACTGCCGATCGCCCAGAACCGCAGTGCACGGTTTCTGGTAGATCCGCCCCATCGGCTGGTTCAACACCTCCGTCAGGCCCCGCAGCTCTGCCTCAAACGCACCACCTGCACGGCGGATCTGGCCGAAATGGCCGCGAAACTGCAGCCAGCGCACCGAGACATCCGCCCAGTTCACCAGCCAGCAGCGCACCTCGGCGCCATCAAAACGGCCCGCGTCGATCTCTGCTTCTGAAATCGCCACATCGCTCAGCGCGCCAAGCGCCTCGCTGTTGTCGATGGCAAGCCCCGTCGCCTGTTCCAGACTGCGCGCGTTCAGCCCGGTCCCCGCACGAAAGCGCAGATCCTCAAAGCCCGCCGCATCCGCGCCAGTGGCGCCAAACTGCAGATCGCAGTCGTGATCGGTAAAACCATAGCGCGCCCCGTCCACGCGGCGCACCGCCCAGCAGCGGCACAGCGTCGTCAGCCCGGTGGCGAGATGGGCCTGAAACGCCGCGCTCATGCCGCCCTTGGCTGCGGTTGGTGTCTCTGGCCCGCTCATACCCGCAGCTCCACCACCGGGACGTTGGGCACATCACCGGCCTGAAAGGAGGCAACGCTGGTCTGGATGCGGTCCGTGTCAAACCGCACCGGCACGTCAAACTCGAACCCCGCCCGCACCGCGAGGCCGGATTCCGGCGGGTGAGTGAACCGGATCAGGCCGGTCGATGCATCAAGGGTGTAATCCACCCCCTCCTGCAGCGCGTCCTGTTCGACACCCACCCGCACCGACCCCACCACGGGTTTGCTGATCGGGCGATCATAGCTTTGTGCGCCAGAGCGATAGCTCTTGGTCAGTTGGAACTCCTGCCGGACCCCATCCCCCATGCCGATGACCTGATCGTCAAAACGCACCTCCTGCGACGCGGCAGAGGATTTGTAGTCGGACCAGTCTTTCCAGCGAAACCCGTACATCTGGCCCTGGCGCGCCTCGAAAAACGCGATCAGGGCCTCGATGTCTTCGAGGCTGCGCAGCCCCAGTCCCGCGTCATAGCGGCGGCGCGAATGGGCCCAAGGGGTGTTGCGTTCCTCAAACCCATTGGCAAGCGTTACCACATCGGTGCGCCGCTCTGGCCCGCCGATGGAGCCAAAACTCAGCGATGCGGGAAAGCGTACGTCGTGAAAGCAGGGGGCGATTGGGGCGGTCTGGTCCATGTCAGATCTCCGGAATACAGTGGAAAGAAGAGGCAAGCCCGCGACCGGCCGTTGACCGGGCGGTGACCGGGCCATGCAGTTTGGGCGGTATCTGTGGGCCGTATCTGGCAGGCTAGCGGTTTCGACTGCCCCGGCTCAGGGCGCGGCTCAGCTGGGCGGCGATCTGGCCCTGACTGCGCTGAAACCCCTGCACGTCGGGCGTCTGGATGTTCATCACCACCTGCGTTGTGCCACCGCCCCCGGCCCGCACCCCAAGCGCGCCATCCGCCGTGCGCGCAAGCGGCAGGATCGCCTCGGGTCCGGCTTCGCCCATCAACCCGGTGCCGCCGCGCATGGGAAAGGACACAGGCCCCGACACCACGCCCCCACGGGCGAAGGGCATCACGCGCCCCTGCGAAAACGCCGCACCGTCCGCAAACGGCAGCAAACCGCCAACCAGCGACTGCATGCCATCAGACAGCAGCCCGCCGACGTGTTGGGTCACGGGCTTGATGGCGGCGGAATAGGTGGTCTGGATCATCGAACGCGCCATTGTGTCCAGCGCGTCCGACAGCTTCATGCCATCAAAGACCACCCCGTCAAAGGCGCGCCGCAGCCCCTTGGACATGCCGCGTTCCAGGGTCTGGGCATCCTGCTGGGTGGCAGAAAAAGCCGCGCGCACCCGGCGCAGCTCTGCATCGAAACTTGCGGCCATTGAGGCCGCATCCCCCAGCGCCGCCCCAAGGGCATCACTGCGCTGTTCCAGCTCGCTCAAGTCGCTGTCGGCCATGTCTCGGGCTCCTTTCGTGGTGTGGTGTCGCGGTCGGGGTCATCATCGGTGTGGGCTGCGTCCGGAAAGGCGCGCATCAACGCCTGCAGCCCGTCGCGCGCCAGCGGCCTGTCGCCGCTGTCCTGCCCCAGCATCAGCCGCAGCTCTGCCGGGGTCAGCGCCCAGAACACCGCAGGGGGCAGACGCAGGTGACACAGGCCCGCCCGCATCAGCGCACGCCAGTCCAGGGCCGGTGCATCGCGGGCGTCCTTCATGCCGCTGCCCCGGTGCCAAAGCTCAACGCCAGCAGCTGCGCCGCAACCTGCGCCGCACGGACAGGGCCGCCGGTGATCTCTGCCTCGGCAAGAGTGAGCGCATCAAGCGGCTGGCCACCGCCCTGAAGCCCCGCCACCAAAAGCGCCAGCACATCGGTGGCAGAAAACCGACCCTCTTCGAACCGGGCAACCAGCGCGATGAGTGAGGGTTCCTCCAGCTGCGCCTCAAGCGCGGCCAGCGCACCCAGCGTCAGGCGCAGCACATGCACCACGCCATTGATCTCCAGCGCGACCTCTCCGGCGTGGGGATTGGCCTGAGTGCCAGCGGACATAAACCTGTGGGCGGCGAAGCTACGGGGGGCTGTCTGATCCATGCCGACCCCCATCAAATCGCCGTAAAGACCAGCGCACCGGCACTGGCCAGCGACAGCTCATAGGTGGCTTCGCCGTTGTGGCTGCCTGCATATTCCAGCGCCGTCACCTGAAACGGGCCCTCGACGATGCCGAAATCCGGGATGATCACCTGAAAGGCGGGTGTCAGCCCGTCAAAGAACAGCTGGCGGGCCCGTTCATCCGTGCCCGCATCGCGAAAAATGCCCGAGCCCGAAATATTGGCAGAGCGCACCCCGGCCCCCGCCAGCAGTTCGCGCCAGCCACCCTGGCTTTCCAGGCTGGTGACATCGACGCTTTCGGCGTTAAAGCTGATCCGCGTGGCGCGCAGCCCTGCGATGGTTTCGAACTGGCCATCGGCGGTCATATCCACCTTGACCAACAGATCCTTGCCGTTCTGGGCACCCATGGTGTTCTCCTTTGATCTAGCAATGTCTGACCGGCGCCAAATTCAGCTGAACATTGCACGCCAAGCCATTGGTTTGATTTCACAGTTCCCGGCAGCGGGTCTCAGCCGTCCTCTACCCGTGCGGCAAAGCGCAGGGCGATGCGGCGGCCCCCGGATTTCGTGCGATTGGCGACGGCCCGGTCAAACCAGAGGCCGACAAGCCGCCCGCGGCTGAGGGTCAGCTGCGCCGCGGCCAGGCTGTCGCAGATGGTGGCTGCGATGTCCTTTGCCCCGGCAAAGCCTGCGGTATCGGTGTGGATTGCGATCTCGACCAGATGGCGCGCGCCTGCGCCGCTGCGATCAGAGCGGTCCTGCACATCCTCCGGGCCGAGGGTCACATAGGTCTGGGGCAGCGCCCCGGCCGGCAGCGCATCATAGATCGCCGTGCCCACCTGGGCCGCAAGCGCGGCGTCAGTGCTCAGATGCTGATAGATTGCCTGCTGCAACGGCAGGGCCAAGGCATAGGTCATGCGGTGGTCTCCTCTGTCACGAAACAGGTCAGGTAGCGTTGATCGGGGTCGC